TTATTTATATTCTTCCTGTAACTCCTTTTGTCTCAAGTTCCACAGCGAATCTTCTGGCATTTGGACACGAATATCTAAGCGGCAAGATTCGGGAATATCACAGGGTTCTCCATCTTGGTAGAATATCTCGTTACCATTGTCATCAACAGATTTGAGTTGCCAGTTCTGAAACATTTCAGGTAAATGTGCATGTTGACGGTGGAAAGTTTTAATAATAATAGAACCATCAGGCTGAACCTGATCTTTAACAAAAATCAATTCGAGATTATTGTTGTCATGGGGAACAGAAATACCACCATGTATCCCCCAACCACCATCAGCGTTATAACCCAAAATATTTGATAGATGATATATGCCGATCCCCTGTTTTTTAACTTCCACACCCTCTGATTCTTCATTAGTTGAGAATGTGCCATCAGGATAAATTTCTACTACCGGAGAGGCTCGTTTAAGGTATCCATTAGTATCCGGTTTAGCATTTCTGTCATCCCAAAACCTGCGTGTATACTGTCTTTTGCTATCGGCGTTTATTCTATCTGTACGATATGTATCGCCTTCATGCATGAAAACGAGCCTATGGCTCCATACTCCATCAATGCCTTCGCTTGAGGCACCATTCACATTACTGAATCTTAACTGGACCCCATATACATTTGGCAACCCATATCGAGTGACGAAAGGCGTATTAGGGGCAACCCAAGAATAACCGTTATATATATTTTCCCATCCATTCAAATTAGTAAAACGCATTGCATCATTAATTGATGCAGCCCCCACATCCCCCGCATTCAGACTAACGTCACCGGTCAATGCCTTACCATTTATTTTCCGGCTATTGGGTACTTTACTATTAATATTTTCACGTAATGAATTAATGATTTCCTGCACTAATTTTTGTGTCACTGCCAATGTGTCACTATTGCCAATCACATTTGTAAGTTGAACAACACCTTTTTGCTTTAATGAAGCATCAGGAATTTCTGCCGTGATTTTTTGTTTTAACGCCAGATTTAATTGGGCGGTGAGTTTAGCTATATCACCATTATCCAAAACATCATCGCCAGATTGGGTCACAATAAAATTAGCCACCACAGCAGCTATTGTTGATGATTGACGTAATACCTTATTTAACAAATGTGTTGGAACATCATTGGGTGGAAACCCCGTTTGTAAGTCCAGACTTGCTTCATATCTATCTTGACTCACTACATTAGCACCATTCTTAATAGAAAAGGCTTTAAACTCATTTTTTTTACTCATATATCCCCCCTATTGCTATATAATAAACACAGCGATAAGCTCGTTTAAAAACGAGCTTCTATTAAATAAAAACGACGGTTAAAAAAACCTTTTACCAATATTTAAATACGGTAAAATTTTAACGCTATTATTATTGCGGTTTTTCAGGCCAAGTAATATCTGGTGCCAATGAAATATCAATCCGACTTAATAATACTAAATACTTTTTCCAATCCAGTAATAACGCTTTTTCAACCTCTGATGCCATTTCAGTTTCAACTGCATATTGCAGCACGGTTATAGCGTCACTGGCTTGTTGATGAAAAGTGGCACGTTGTTGTTCTGCCTGTTTAATTTGACTGGCTTGTTGCGCTTCAATATCTGTTACCCAGTTTTCACCATCCCATTTATCAAAATCAGTAACCGGTTGCTCGAATGTCAATATTTCTGGTAATTCACCCAGTTCAATAACTTCCTGTTGTTCACCTGTTTGTGTGCTATAAGCTATTTTCCCCCGATGATCAGGGACAATTTCCCAATGACTTTCGTCCGCACTGCGACGTACAACCATATTATCGGTATCAGGAAGATTTGGAGCATCAGGATAAGAATGCGCGGATACACCTACACCTTCCGCCACATATTCAACATTAGTTCCGGCGAATTCTCTCGAATAAGGATTAACATGATAAACCTTTATCCAGCCAGCTTTAATTGCTAAGCCGTCTTCACCTAATATTGCGGTTTCAGTATCTAAGATATTTTCTTGTGTCATTATTATTCTGCCTTTACGATGTAGTTAAATGCGATATTGCGTGGCCTGAACCGGAAATAATCAACTCCAGTACCAATGATTTCTAATGATGGTATTTTATATCTTTTATGATCTTTATCGTGATATGTAACTCCATCCCTCTGATGTATATTTTGTGCTACTCCAGTTGTGAAGCTTCCAAGATATTCCGACAATGCGGAACCTTCTTGCCAGGATAATAATTTCCGCCCATTATCAGCTCCGCGCCCATCATCCCATCCCCGTATAAACTCGCCCCTTAAATCGGGTAATCTTCCGTTAGGATAAGCTTCCGCTAACTTTGGGTACTGTGATCTATTAAAGGCAGAACCATTACAAGTGACATAACCAAAAGGTGGATGAGGCAATGGCCAGGGAATAGGAGAGCCAACAGGAATTTCACTGGTTTTTTTTATCAATCTATCTACTTCCGCCCGAGTATATGCTCCTACATCACTCGCATTCAGATTAATATCCTCAGTCAACGCCTTACCATTTATTCTCCAGCTATTGGGTACTTTGCCATTAATATTTTCACGCAATGAATTGACTATTTCCTGAACTAACTTTTGTGTCACTGCCAATGTGTCATTATTACCCATCTCATTGGTCAGCTGAACAACGCCTTTTTGTGTTAATGAGGCATTGGAAATTACTGTTGTGATTTTTTGTTCTAAAGATAGATTTAATTGATCGGTCAGTTTAGCTATATTACCATCGTCCAGAACATCATCATCAGATTGGGCCGCAATAAAATTAGCCACTACAGAGGCTATAGTTGACGATTGACGTAACACCTTATTTAATACATGAATAGGGATATTCTCTGGTGGAAACCCCGTCTTTACCCCCTGACTTTCTTCATATTTTTCTTGACTCACCACATTAGCATTATTACTAATAGAAAAAGCTTTGAAATCATTTTTTTGACTCATATATCCCTCTTAAATTAAATAATATTATGTTATAATCAACATATTAAATTATTAAACATAATTCCCCAGAATTTATACCCATTATTAATAACATAGTGATAAGCTCGTTTTTAGACGAGCTTTTACTAAGTCAAAATTATGATTAAAAAAGCTAGCCTTTTTATACCTTATACCTTATGGATTTCAAGATGCATCGCGACGGCAAGGGAGCGAATCCCCGGGAGCATAGATAACTCTGTGACCGGGGTGAGTGAGTGCAGCCAACAAAGAGGCAACTTGAAAGATAACGGGTATATCAATATTTAAAAACGGTAACGCTATTATTATTGTGGTTTTTCAGGCCAAGTAATATCTGGTGCCAATGAAATATCAACTCGACTTAATAACACCATGTACTTTTTCCAATCCAGCAATAACGTTTTTTCAGCCTCTGATGCCATTTCAGTTTCAACTGCATATTGCAGCACGGTTATAGCGTCACTGGCATGTTGATGAAAAGTGGCACGTTGTTGTTCTGCCTGTTTAATTTGACTGGCTTGTTGCGCTTCAATATCTGTTACCCAGTTTTCACCATCCCATTTATCAAAATCAGTAACCGGTTGCTCGAATGTCAATATTTCTGGTAATTCACCCAGTTCAATAACTTCCTGTTGTTCACCTGTTTGTGTGCTATAAGCTATTTTCCCCCGATGATCAGGGACAATTTCCCAATGACTTTCGTCCGCACTGCGACGTACAACCATATTATCGGTATCAGGAAGATTTGGAGCATCAGGATAAGAATGCGCGGATACACCTACACCTTCCGCCACATATTCAACATTAGTTCCGGCGAATTCTCTCGAATAAGGATTAACATGATAAACCTTTATCCAGCCAGCCTTAATTGCTAAGCCGTCTTCACCTAATATTGCGATTTCAGTATCTAAGATATTTTCTTGTGTCATTATTATGCTGCCTTTACGATGTAGTTAAATGCGATATTGCGAGGACGATTTTCATTTGCTGTTGGGACAACGCGTGATGCGTCAAAAGTTATATCATCTGTTCCATAATTAACACTCGACATCTGGCTTGTGCCTATAACATATGACTCATCAAATTTCCAACCAAAACAGCCAGTTGACCTGAATATGTTTAAATGACCCTGCATTCTTCGGGCTGAGAATCCTCCGGTTATATTTCTAATTGCATCACTCTGGTTTGTCAGAAGTGCTCTACCACTATCTATTCCACGACCATCATCCCAACCACGGATAAACTCACCTCTTAAATCGGGTAACCTACCACTAGGATAAGCTTCCGCTAACTTTGGATATTGTGATCTACTAAAAGCGGAGCCATTACAAGTGACATAACCAAAAGGTGGATGGGACAACGGCCAGGGAATAGGAGAGCCAACAGGAATTTCACTGGTTGTTTTTATCAACTTATCTACTTCCGCTCGAGTATATACTTCTGTACGAGTATATGCTCCCACATCACTCGCATTCAGATTAATATCTTCAGTCAACGCTTTACCATTTATTCTCCGGCTATTGGGTACCTTGCCATTAATATTTTCACGCAATGAATTGACTATTTCCTGAACTAACTTTTGTGTTACTGCCAATGTGTCATTATTACCCATCTCATTAGTCAGCTGAACAACACCTTTTTGTATCAATGAGGCACTGGGAATTTCTGCCGTAACTTTTTGTTTTAAGGCTCTATTTAATTGAACAGTGAGTTTAGCTATATCACCATCATCCAAAATATCATCGCCAGATTGTGTCGCGATAAAATCAGCTACCACAGATGATATAACTGACGATTGACGCAGCGCCTTATTTAACAAGTGAATATCAACAGGACTATTGGGTGTCAATCCAGTCTGTAACTCAGGACTATTTTCATAAGAATATTGACTCACCACATTAGCACCATTCTTAATAGAAAATGCCTTGAAATCATTCTTTTGGCTCATATACCCCTCTTAAATTAAATAATGCCCTTCTATAATCAACATATTAAATTATTATACAGATAATTACTCCCAATTGGGGTCAGTCATAGTCTAGTTCATAAAAATAATAATGGATTGTTTTTATAACTTACAGGGTTAATTATTTTTATATAATAGGCAAAAAATAATCAGGTCAATATTTGATAACTATTCATGACCCTGACTTTCTACTGTCATTTTTATGGAAATATTTCCTGGATTTATTATGATCCGCGGATAATAAAAAATTATAAATATTTCCATATAAAAAAATAAGAAGATAAAAGCAGGAGGATAATATAGTAAAATGGTCAAGATAAATATTTTGCCAATTATTTTCTGGCCCCTGCCGTGAAAAAGCTATACCCAATAGATTTCAAGTTGCGGCGCGGCAGCAAGTGAACGCATCCCTAGGAGCATAGATAACTCTGTGACTGGGGTAAGTGAAAGCAGCCAACAAAGCAGCAATTTGAAGGATGAAGGATATAACTCAATTGACGCGATTTAGCCTCAGTATTATCGGACAAGGGTAAATAGTTTTACCTGTTCAGGTAATGACGAAAATCCTCTTTATTGCAAGTAACTTTTTCCGGTAATGAGATCTATTTTTGTGATTAATATCACAAAATAAAACAAAAAAATGAAATTAATTTGAAATTATTACTATTGATTATTAAATAACTAATATTAATGTATTTTTTATATGATTTGTAACACAATAATAACCTGGATCTATTTTTTGATTAAAATACAACCCCTTGTTTTTGCTGCTATCTTAACCCCATCCCTGCTTTTAGTTACCTGCGTGACAATAAACCTCAAACATTGATCGCTAAGTTAAATTTATGGTTAATACCGCTTCGTAATTGTGGAATAGAAAAGCA